CCTGACGGTAACTTTTCTACTTCTTTGAGCTTCTTTTACGAGGGATAAAATTGGGAAGTTTCGACGTTATTTCAAGCTACCATGTAATCCTTGCTGCTGGTACGGGCGATCCTCCGCTCGCCGATGTTGTGCAGATAAGCGGAAGGGTTCGCTTGTTCCATGTGTGGTTGAGCGGTTCCGCTCTTAGTACCAGGACAGTTGAATTCAGGAATGGTTCCCCTACGGCGGATATTCTTTTGAAATTTGATTTCCGGTTTACGAGATGGCCAACCTCGGATAATAATAATCCAATACCGGGAGGGGGAATAGTGTTTGATAATGGTATGTATTTTGACCCACAGAACGAAGCGTACAATGCTCCTCTCCAGACGGCAACTTTCATCTATCAGGTGGGATAAGTGGTATGACGCTTAGGCAGGATGTTAACTCTTCGTATTTTGAGGGAATCGACCTCTGGCGCAACTGACAACTTCGATGACAGGAGTGTTGTGGGGAGGTGTCATTTTCGCGGGATAGGAATCATGCCGCAGTGGCAAGGTTCCACTTCTAGTTTTTCCGTGTATAACGGGACGATACAGATCGAGGATGTCAATGCGGCTGGAGATGATGGTTCAGGGACTGTCCTCTTCGAAATGCCTGTAGTGGCGCAGAATGGCTATCCGGTTTCCAGCTTCTTTACTTTTGCTGATGACGACGGGTATATCCTTTTTGAGAACGGAATGTTCTTGACAGATACGACCACTTCTGGCACTGCTCCTTTATTGAACTTTGCAGTTATTCTTTTCTATGGGACTTGAAAATTGGCTAAGTTGAGTTGTATTTATCACGACACTGCGGGTGCAAGTGATGCCGTTGACGGCAGGACGAGGGTGTATGGTCTTATCTTCACCGGGACACACGCAAGCATAACAGCGGACCCACCCCTGATTACTCTCAGGGACGGAAGTGCCTCGGGGGATATACTGATTCAGGTCAATGATAATCCGAACTCTACGGACACTACTGTTTACGGTTCTGTGAATTCTTTAGATTTCCCCGGTGGGGGAGTTTTATTTCCGAATGGTATCCATGCCACCCTGTATACGAACTGTAAGGGTGTTTCCATTATCTGTTCGGGGGGTGCGGCTTCCTAATGGTTGTCCTGAGTTCTGAAAAATTTTCAATGGATGCGGATAAGACGATCNCTGGTAGAGCTAGATTGTTTGGTGTCCANATTGCTTGCACTAACAAATACGGCCCTNNGGGCTCCANCGCAGTGGAATTCGCAAGCGCTCTTGAATATAGGGTTATTGAATTCAGGAATGGTTCCGATACGGCAGATATTTTGTTTAAGTTTGCCATTCCAGTTGGCATCTACGGTATAGGCGCAACTCCGTATCCGTTCATGTTCGGGAATATGTCAATACTGTTCACTGATGGTATCTTCGTGCCTAAGCTAGAGGGCGTGGGGGCCGATGATCCCGATCCTGCGAAAACGTCATTAGTAGTTTTCTACGAGGTTGGATGATGGAGGCCATCAGCCAAAACACTTTCTGGTCAGCGGTGACGTTAATCGCGACCGTAGTGGGCGGTGCTTTCATATTCATCTCTTCTCATACATCTCAGCCCAAGCACGCGGAAGCTGCACATGTATCACAGGTGTCTGCCTTGGAGGTTAAAACTGAGCGTGTTGAAACGAATGTTGCGAATAACGCCAGGATTCTTGATGAAGTTAAAGTGGATATTAAAGAGCTTAGGCTTGAGCAGAGGGCAGCTTCTGTGGAAATCCTAGAAGCCATCAGGAATGGTGGAGATAGATAGCGTGAATGTATGCAGAACTCATTTCGGAACTCGGATTCCCGATAGTTGCAGCAATTGCTGTAGCGGGAGCGTTCTGGTTTGTTCTGAGATTCTTGATGAATCAACTCAGTCTGGAGTTAAGAGAAACCCGTGCTGAATTTCAATCATCCCAAACAGAACAGTTATCCATACTGGTCAAGCTCATAGACCGGATAAGAGCGTTGGATGATTCCATCGCTCGTACAGAGACCATTGTTCGGATGATTCATGGACTAGAGCAAAACTGGGGTCGAGTTGGAAAATCCCAGGATGATATTGATAAGCGGAAAGAATGAATGGCTGTAAGCGGTACCTATACATTTAGTCCAGACATTGGAGAGATAGCCGAAGAGGCTTACGAGAGAGCCGGTCTTGAGCTTGCCAATGGGTATGACTTGAGGACCGCTAGAAGGAGCCTTGATCTCTTATTCCTTGAGTGGCAGAACAGAGGTATAAACCTGTGGACTGTAGATGAGCAGAAAACATCTACACTCACTGCTGACGTTGCCACCGTTACACTTGCATCTAACACAGTTGCTGTCTTGGAAATGGTTCTCCGAGAGAACGATGGAGACGCTACAGCCCAATCAGACATCGAATTGTCTCGTATATCCCGGGACACCTACTATGGAATACCTACGAAACTATCGACTGGAAGACCTACTCAAGTCTACATAGATAGGAAGGTGGACTCAGTAACTGCAACACTTTGGCAGGTTCCTGATAAATCTGGAACCTACACTCTTGTATACAACAGGGTNAGGCGCATGGCAGATGCTGGCCCNGGAGGCACGTATACAGCAGACGTTCCAGATAGGTTTTGGCCTGCACTGATATCCGGCCTTGCGTACAAGCTTGCGTTAAAGCGCCCAGAAGCGTCAGGCAGAGTTCCGATTCTAAAGCAAGATTACGAAGAGCAGTTTGGTCTGGCAGCCGCAGAGGATAGGGAGAAGGCTCCTTTGAGATTTGTTCCTGGTGGTTATAGATAGTCATGCCTAGATATGCTTCTGGACAGCATGCATTCGGATTCTGCGATGTGTGCGGTTTCAGGTATCCACTTGGTGAGCTGAAGTCAGAGGTTGAGAATTACTCGAAGGTAAACATCCTGGCTTGNCCAGAATGTTGGAATCCAGATCAACCACAGAATCACCTAGGCACCATTCGCATGGATGATCCGCAGGCTCTCAGGAACCCAAGACCACCTGTAGGTATTGCGGCAAGCAGAAGCCTGACTGGATTCGACCCGGTGAGAGGTGTGGAAGGCGTGACTTATCTTGGAGAGGCATATGCGATTATCAGTTAAGTACATCGACTGGAGCCTGTAATGGCATTCACACTAGCAACGCTGAAAACAGCTATTCAAGATTTCGTTCAAAACGACGAAACGACATTCGCATCCCAGCTAGACAATATCATTCGTCAAGTCGAAGAGCGTATAAACTACGCTGTTCGTATACAGAACTACAATACAAAGGTTACTACCGGAGATCTCGCAGACCAAGATGCGTCTGTTGTTATATCTGGCACAGGTCCAGGTGTAGCGGAGGGTAATGTNACATCTCCCATAGCCCCTCTGTATTTCAAGATAAGGGAAGGTGCCGATGTGACTACTAATGCATGGCAGTTTCTCCTATTGAAGGACTACAACTTTCTTCAGGAGTATGCTCCAGTGACTGATGATACAACGGATGGAACTCCAAAGTATTACAGCTTCTACAATGATGTTGGAAATGACGGGTTGGCTACGTTTTCCTTTAGTCCAAGAGTCGATGCGGCCTATGACTACGAAATACTTTACTTCTTCAATCCAACATCTCTTGTGACTGATACATCTGGAACATGGCTAAGTACTCATGGGGAATCAGCGTTGCTGTATGGTTGTCTACTNGAGTCTTATATATTCATGAAGGGGGATGCAGAGCTTCTTGCTCTGTATGATCAAAGATTCAAGGAGTCTCTGNAAATTCTTATCAACGGAACAAGCGGTCAGTACAGAACAGATTTGTACAGAAGTCCTGTTGCCTCATCATCTGGTGTTGCTGCGTAATGGCTATTATCTCCGGTATGACAACATCCTTCAAGAAGGAAATACTTGAAGGTGTTCATAATCTAGATTCTGCTGGCGATACGTTCTATATCGCCCTGTATGGTAGCTCTGCTTCGTTAAGTCAACTCACCACTGCGTATACGTCCAGTGGAGAAGTTACTGGAACTGGCTATGTGGCTGCCGGATCTGCCCTTACCTCCAGCGGGGTGAGCACTAGTGGTCTTACAGCATACGTAGATTTCAATGATGTTGCGTGGACTACATCAACAATTACGGCCAGGGGCGCTCTTATATACAACTCATCTCTTGTGGGAAATAATTCCGTATGCGTTCTTGACTTTGGAAGCGACAGAATTGTCAGTGCAGGCACGTTTACGATTGAGTTTCCTACAGCCGATTCAACCGATGCAATGATTAGGATCACATAATGGCTTCGACGTACAGTGACAACATCGCTATTGAACTAGTAGCTACAGGAGAGCAAGCTGGCTCATGGGGATCTACGACGAATCAGAATTGGAAGAGGGCAGAAGAGGCGATATCTGCATACGCTTCTGTTCCAGTAGCTGCTGATAC